GCCCGCCTGTATCAGTCATGGCGGGCTTGGTGGGCGTTTTGAATTAACCCTATGCAAACGGTCAGTCGTCCAGTTCCATATTGGGGGTCAGCACATAAAACCAGCCGTTCCCTTTCCGTCGGTGTTGGTAGCCTTTGTTTTTATGGTTGTATTTCAGCAATCCCCCGTCTGACAACACACGGCAAACTTTTAATTCATCGAAGCTTTGGGCGATTTCATCGGCAAAGACGCGGCGGATTACCCATAATTCCAATTTCTCCCCCTCCTGTTTCCGATAGCCTGCATGGTCTTTGTTGGTACTTTTATTGCTCCAGTCCACAAACCTCATACCCAATGCGTATAGGTCGATAAAGTCCTCCGCCTGCTCGATGATTCGGCGGTCTTCGTGTTTCCCTGCCCCGTTGCTTTCCAGCCATTCATCAAAGCATTGTTTCACGCCTGCCATGCCTACGCCTGCGGCTAAACCGGTAACGGGGGCGGCAAGCTCCAAAGCGGCGGCGGCAAGGGCAAAGCGTTTCGCCACTCTTCGCGCCTGCCCTGACAATTCGGGGACGGTCTCCATAAATGCGGTCATGCGCTCGTTTGCCTGCCGTTTGGCTTGTTCTAGGTCGTCTGAAAGCCGTCGGATGAACGCCCTGCCCGCCGCTCCGTGATATTGTTCGGCGGATTGGGCGATATGTTCGCTCAATAATGCGCCGCTCTCGAAGCCGTGCAAGGTGTCGTAAATACCGTATCGGGCGGCGGCTCTGATACTGGGCAGACGGGCGGCTTGCCCGGCGTTCCAATCGCCTTTGTGGTGTTTCAGGATGGAATCGGGGGTCTTTTCGCCTGTCGAGAACATCATCACTTTCCAGCGGCTCAAGGCGCGGTTGCCGCCCTGTTTCGCGCCCTGTACTTTGTTGATTCCGTTCATGACGCTGTAAACGGTGTCGCCGATGACGTGGGGGCTTGCCTGCCCGATTTCGTCCAACACCAGCAAGCCGTCATTGCGCGCGGCGGCGGTATTGGAAAAGCCTATTTTCGTGCCGCTCCAAGACAACAGGCTGCCCGATGGTCTGCCCCATACGCTCAAGGCTGCTTTGGCGGCGGTGGTCTTGCCGTCGGATGAATCGCCTGTCAGGTGGAAACCGCCCGATTCTTCGCTCAACAGGGACAGCAAGGGGGCGGCAAAGGACGCGCCCAATGCCAGGCATAGGCGGCTGTTTCCCGCTGCGTATCGGGCGATATTTTGCTGCCAGTCGCCAAGCTCTCCGTTTGGTCGGTATGCCGCCGCTTGGCTGGTGTCGCCGTTATAGATGACGGCGGGCGTTTTGCCGTCTGCCGTGATGGTTTCGCCGCTGGGCATGATGTAGGTATCGCCGTGCCAGCCTGCGCGGTCGGTAATGGTAAAGGCGGTACGGCCGCCCTGTGTCTGCAAATAGTCAGCCAGCCGCTCCCTTTTTGCCCGCCCGCTCATGACGGTCAAGCCGTAACTCTGCAAACGCTGCCAGCCCTGAACCGTGCCGATTTCCGCTTGTGGGATGGCGGCGGTCTTGGTTTGGCGTGTGATTTTGTCTTTAAACTTGATAATCCGATAATACGCGCCGTCGTTGTCCTGCCCCGTGCCGATGATGTCGATGGGGTCGGAAAGCAATAGCGGCTCTGCTTCGATGGCTTCGCCGTCCTTGCCTGTCCTGACGTTTATCCACCATACGCCCCGATGGTCGGTATCGAAGCGGGGGCGCGGGCGGTATGGTTCGATGTCGTTGATGTTGTAGTCTTCAATGGCTTTAGCGTCTATAATTGCGTTTGTTTTCATGGTGTATCACCTCTGTTTTGTTGGATAGGGTCGTCTGATTGGGCTTCAGACGACCTTTTTGCTTCTTTCAGTTCGTCCAATGCGTCATAGCCCAGTGTGTCGCTCTGCCATATGCGCGCCTTGATGCCCTGTTTGATGGATCGGACTGCCAAATCATGCGCGGCTTTGAAACCTACGGGTCGCGGCGTGTCGTTATCGGCAATAATCACGATTTCCTTTAGGTCGTCTGAAAGTCGGTATTTCGCCATGCTGTTTGCGCTCAAGGCGGCGCATAAGCCCCAGTCATGGGTATGGAACAGTTCGCGGGCGGCAAGAGCGGTTTCTATGCCCTCTGCGATGACAAGCCGTCCGTTTTCAGGGACGGGGAACAAGTGAACCGCCATGCCTGAAATGCTGCCCTGTTTGCGGCTCTGCATTTTTTTGGCGGGCAGGGCTTCGCCCGTTTCGGGGTGTTTGATTGCCAGCTTCTGATAATGCGGGGCGCGTAGCCCGTCCTCTCCATATGGCTTGTCATAGGTCGTCTGAAAATAGGTCATGTGCAAGCCTTGAAGCCCTCCGTCCGTATCGCGTATGGCGCAAACCATACAGGGGAAACGACCGATGAAAAGCGGCTTGTCCTCTCCCGTCGTCCAATAATCCGCCCCTCTCAAAAAACGGACGTTTTCAGGTAATTGCGCCATGTCCAAGCCGCGTGATTTCAAATACTGCACGGCGGGGGAATCGGCGGTTATCGGTTCTGCCCCGTCCCACAATGCGGCAAGTTTGCCGATTTGGTCTTTTTCGGGGCGTGGTTGCGTCTGTGGGCGTGTGGGCGGTATGGGTAAGGGGTTTGCCCCGCCCATGTTCAACACGCCCGCTACGGCGTGCAATGCTTCGTCAAAACCGCAATTCAGGTAATGCATTACCAAGCCGAAACCGTCGCCCGCGCCGTTGTTGTAATGGCTGCAAATGAATGTGCCGTTACCGTCCTTGTCGTCGTATCTGAAGCGGTCTTTACCCCCACACGCGGGGCAAGGCTGGTGTTTGTTTTTCAGGTATCGCGGGTCTATGCCGATGGCGGCGTGAATTTCCTGCCAGCGGTATTGCGCGGCGGCTTTGATGTCTTGATAGGTCGGTTTCATTGTTCTGTCCCCTCTGTTACAGGTTCTAAAACTATTCCCGCCATCGGGTCGGTCTCCCATATGGTCGGCGTTGTCTGTATTGCCTGCTCCGTGTCTGCATGGGCGGGCTGGTTACAGGCTCGGATTGCCAAAGCCGTCAACAACACCCCAAACACCAGCAAAGCGCGGTTGGAATAGCGGCGGAAACGGTCGTTTTTGTCAGTCGGTTTCATGGTTTCATGTCCTCCATGCCCCAGCGCACCAAAAATATCAAGTATCGAAAAATCAGATACTTACAAAAACACTAGGGCGAAGTTTGCCCTATGCCGTCCAAAACGGGCGGCATAAAGGCGGGTGTTTTTCAGGGATTTAGCGGATTTGTTCGGCTGTCGTTACACTGAAAGCAGCCCATACCTTGAGGTCGTCTGAAAGCGAAGCAATAAACGACCGGCAGACGGCAACGGCGGCGGCGTGTGATGGGTAGATACCCAAACGGCGGGCGGTACATGAATGAACGTCAATATCGGCTAAATACGCGGTCGGTTCGTGGACGACGGCGCAAAAGCCTTGTTCTGATGGGTATTGAACGTCTTGGATTTGAATAGAATTTGAAGATTGCATTTGAAATGCTCCTAACTGTTTGAGATTTGAGAAGCCCAAATAAGGGGGCGGTGCTCTCTCCTGCAGTTAGTCAGGCGTGGACGTTACCGTTACCACACACCGCCATAACTCGTGATAGGTCGTCTGAAATGCTAACGTTTGATAACATTGCAAACGCCCGTAAAAGAATTTTGGCGATAAAAAATCAGCGTTTACCCTGCTGATTTGGGCTAACTGTATTTGAGAGAGAACCTAAATTCTGATTCTCAAGGCTCGATTTGTCAAATGATTTTTGCATCAAGCGGCTAAATTTTTTTATCCACGATAATCATGGTTATTACATACCCGATGCGTTCCGTATTTTCTCCAATGGTTCCGATGATGTCTTCAAGCGTGATTTCACTGTATGGCTTGTTGAAAAAAGCGTTCCTGATTTGCTGTATTTCTTCCTGACTTAGCAGGCATTTGCGCTCTTCCTGTTTCACTTGGCTGATTTCCGCCTCTGCCTTGATTTCCGCCTTATCCACCAGCAAGCCCAGCATTTTTGCCTTGCCCATCGTTGCCGATACCGCCGCGCTGCTTTGCGGGGTAGGGGTTGCCAGTGCCGCCGCCCGCGCCTGTTCCAATTCGTGCAACAGGTCGCCCACCGTTACTGCGTGTCGTTGCCGCGCTTCTTCCTTTAAGCCGTCCACCATCGCGGAAATATCGGGGTCTTGAAGCAGCTTATAGGCTTCATTCGTTACCGTTTCGGGCTTCATGTTGTCGGCGTTGTAGGCTTGCCGGTATGCTTCGCTCGCGTTGCCCGTTTCCACATACAGACGGGCAAACTGTTCTTGTTTCGGGGTCATGTCCTTAATCCTTTTAGAACGCCGCCCAATAGCGATTTTTCAGCCTTTGGGCGGCTGTTTGGGTGTTGCTATTTCAAATTGTCCAAAGCCGCTTCTTTTTCTTTCTCCATGTCTTCCAAGATGTCGAAAATAGCGTTTTCTTCCCCGCCTGTGCCGTCCATCATGTTGAAGAAGCCGGGTAAACGTAAATCAATGATTCTATCTGGCATGGATTGCCCATAGGACGGGCAATCAGCCCGCAAACCGTTTTCTTGTAGCTTCGTTTTCATCTCAACGGCGGCTTTACCGATTCCCACCAATTTCGCGGCGGCTTTGGCATAGGCTTGGGCAGCCTCCAAATATTCGGGTAAGTGGGTTTCTTCTATATCGGCGATAAACAGCTCATATCGGGAAACGGACAATAAATTGCGAAGCTCTGAAATGCGGTTCAGATGCTGGCGGCGTTCATCAAAAAGGCTTTCCAACAGTTCTTTTTGCGCTTCCAGCATATCGGTGGCGCGGTCTGCCTCTTCGCGTTTGGCGGCAATCTCTGAATCAAGCCCTTTGGCTTCTTCGCTGTTTGTGGGTTTGCCCATTTTCAACAGGTTGGCAAATATGCCTTTGCGTCTGTTTCGCAGCCCCGCAAATTCATTGATAACCGCCTGCGCTTCTGTAACGCCCGCTTCTGCCGCTTCAATTTGGGCGGTCAGTTCGCTGCATTTGTCCTCTGCTTCTTTCAGTAACTTTTGACGGGTCTCAAAAGTTGTCTTTGTATATTCGATGTTCATAGTAAAGCTCCTGATTTAATTGATTAATACAAACCGTCCGCGTTTCACGGTTTCGCCAAATTGGTTTGTTACCTCTTCCATCACGGTAACGATGTCATGCCCCGCCCTGCGAAGCTCCATAATGCGCGTGTTGTAGCCCAATATGCCCATTTGGGAAAGCTCCCATGATGTAACGCTGCCCTGTTTCAATCGGGATAAAACGCGCTCTTTTTGACTTGGCGTTTTTGCCTTGCCGTTGGTAGAATAGCTGCTCATGCTTAATAATCCTTTCCGCCGTCTGAATGTCCGTTCAGGCGGCATTTGTTTTGCGCCCAATAAATCAATTCGCCTGCTCTTCGCGTTTGGCTGCCAGTTTGCCGATATAGTCGTCAATCTCGCTTGCAAGCCAGCCCGTCGCATTGGCGGAAATTTTGAAAGGACGGGGAAAATCAGGGCGGTAATGGCGGCTCTTAGGGTTTACCCAATTCCAAATAGTCGCCCGTGAAACACCTAATGCACGGGCAGTATCGTCTGCTCTTAATACTGTGTTGTTCATATGCTTTTGCCTTTCTCTAGTCGGATTAGATGACAGGCAAAAATATAGCCGCCTCTGTGGGCGGCTGTTAAGGAAGCAGCATGTTACTTCCCTAAAATCAGTTTGTTGATTTCATATTTTTCTGAAACTGTTTTATCCAGTATTTAACTGTTTTTTCCGATGGAATGTCAGGGGCTGGTATTTCATCGTTATTAATTTTTTCGAAAATTAAACGGATTAATTTGGCTTTCCCCCCTTTTTCATTCAGCATTTCCTTTCTTTCTTCCAATAACTGATTTACGGCAGCTATCGTTCCCGCTTTTTCATAGGGGCTTTGCCTGGCTTTGCCTGCTTTTCGGGCATTTTCTGTTATTGCCTCTATGCTGATTTGGTCTTTTCTCAACTCCAAAGACATAAACTCTATGGATGTTGTAATTAAGTTTGCTATTGTCCTAAATTGATTAAAGTTTTCTTGCGATGGCTTGTCTTTGAAGTTTGAAACATACTCATAAATAGCCTTAGCCGTGATGAAATACTGCATTTCTAGGCGCATCTCCAGACTTTGCCCAAAGTGCAACTCTTCTATCACGGGATAAAAATACTCTGAATAATCGATAGGGTCTCCATACTTTTCCTGATACTTCTCTAACGCGTCATTAACCTGCTCCTCAACTAAAGAAACCTTGTAAGTTTCCTTATAACTCCATAGCGATACACCATGCTCAAATTTTTCAAGGCTTTGAAATGTTCTAGTCAACACCCTTTTGGCTTGCCAACTAAGAACTCCTAGCGCGTCCTCAAATTCAGGGCTATTAGTAATATTGAATATAGCTGAATATTTTTGGCTATATGCTGCAATGTATCTTGGATATGCGACATGTGGAAGCATTTGACACCTCTAAACTAATAAAAACACCACAAAAAATCGAAGCGGATATTTTCTGACGACCTCTAATCCGTCTTGCCATCTTGAATCATTTGCAATGCTTGGTTATACCGTTCCCGTAAAAAGTCGCTATACCATTGCATAAACTCTTTGCGCTCATTCAGATAATCGGCGCGGTTATAGGCGGCGCGGATCTTGTTGTTTTCAATGTGGGCAAGCTGTCGCTCTATCGCGTCGGGGTTGAAGCCTTGTTCATTCAAAACGCTGCTGGCAAGGGAACGGAAACCGTGCGGGGTTACTCTGCCTTTGTAGCCCATGCGCTCAATGATACGGCTGATGGTTGCGTCGCTGATAAAGCCGTCCGTCTTGGTTCTGCTGGGAAACAGAAATGACGTATTACCGGTAAGCTCTTTCAGTTCTGCCAAAAGTTCAAGCGTCCAGTCAGCCAGCGGCACAGCATGGGGCGGTTTAGGCGCGGTCTTTTCGTGCTTCATGCGCTGGGCGGGAACTGTCCATATTGCCGCGTCAAAGTCTATTTCATTCCATTGCCCGCCCCTTAGTTCCGTGCTTCGTAAAAAGGTCAGCATATTCAAAATCAGGGCTATTCTGTTTTGTGGCTCAATTTCTGCCAGTATCAGGCGGCGGAAAAACTCGGTCAGTTCTTCGCGGGGCAGGGCGGGGCGATGGTCGGTCTGCTTGGCGGGGATGTACTTCCGCAATGAATAAGCGGGGTTTGTTTCCACAATTTCAAGCATGACAGCATAGTCAAATATTGCCCCTGTCCATTCCCTGATTTTTTCCGCCGTATTGTTCACGCCCCGTGCCATCACGCCGTCAAGAACCACTTTAATATCGCTTACCCTTATTTCCTGTATCGACATTGCGCCAATAACGGGGAAAACGTCGGTTTCAAAATATCTCAACACGCGCGCGGCGTGGTTTTCTTTCCAGCGGATTAGGTTGTCAGAATGCCAGCGGCGGGCGATGGCTTCAAAGGTATTTAGGGCGGCGGCTTGCCGTTCGCGTTTTTCCTGTTGCTTGGCTTCGCTGGGGTCTTGCCCCGATACAAGCAAGCGGCGGGCATTTTCGGCGGCTTGGCGGGCTTCTACCAGTGATACGGTTGGATATTTGCCGATTGAAAGCGTTTTCCGTTTGCCGTTATACGAAAAATCAAACCGCCATAACTTCCCACCGCTCGTATTGATATACAGATACAAGCCCTTGCCGTCATTCAGCTTAAATGGCTTTTCGGCGGGTTTGGCGTTTTTGATTTGGCGGTCGTTCAGCTTCATTTTTACGGTATTTTTTCGAGG